AATCAGGGTCTTTGTTTAAGAAGGAAAGCACGTTACAGGCGTCGTTTATTGAAAGCTCAGACAGCCTTATTTATCCTGCATACACCATTTTAGGGGCAGACCGTGTTCGGGCTTTAAAATACAACCGTCGAGACATTGAGAACGAGATTAAAGACCGACAAATAAGGAATAACGACAAAAAGATTTATAAATACATAGATGTCGAGATAGGAAAAACCTATTCAGTTGTGGAACTTGACAAGAAATGCAAGAACGTAAAACTGAAACTGCATCTGCCTGACGATATAAAAATTACAGAGTATTACGAAACAAAAAGCACTACCAAACGAGAAAACGGAACCATCGTCAAAGCACGACGGATTTTAAAGAAAATCAGATAAAACATAAAGGGCGGCCCTACACTAAGGACTGCCCTTCGTTTAAATTCCAAATTTATAGGTCGCTTCACAGCGACTTTATTTCGATTACAAAGATACAAATTTATTCGTTATTCTCAATAACAAATGGGCTAATTTCCGAAAAATCAGGATATATCTTCCTGATAGCTTGGAGAATTTCTTTCTGACAGGGGTTTATTACTGATTTATTGAAAACCTCGAATGCTTCACGAAATTCTGATTTTGAAAATCCCTGCCCCTGAGGAAGGCGACCCAACAACGAGGGCGACGTAATTCTTTGAGAAATAAAAATTGATTCGCTTACGTCTTTAGCCATCTGAGCGAATTTCTTGTCGAAATTATCACTTTCGAGCCGTTCAATGGTCATCGCGTTTTCTTTGCTATCATTCCAACTTATAAGCAGTTTATTTGCGTTGTCGGAACCTGTAAATTTAGCGTTTATCTTATCCTCCATCTGCTTTCGTGTTTCCTCGTCAGGAACGCCATTATTAAAGCTAACATGACACGATACAGCCATCCCGTTTTTGATAGAATTTAGCCAAAAATGTTGTATCTCGATTTCTGTCTCAATGCTGTCGATACTACTCTGGAAACTTGGCGTTGGATAAATACTTCTGCACGATGCACCACGATAGTAGAAAATTTGCGTCGTCTTATTAGTCATTTTAGGATTAAAGACATCGTATTCGATAGCCTTATTTTGCCATCCTGCCCAATTATCACACCAAAAGACTTTTGTTCCTTGTGCATTTATTCTCAGCTTTGAGAAATCTGCCCAATACCATTCTATAATATCGCCAACTTTGTTGTAAATCACTTGAATAGCAAAACCGCCAAACAGGTGATAGTCAAATACGACTTTTCTTAAAACCTCGTCGAAGGTCTCACCTTTAGCGTTAACGATATTATCCGACACATTTGTACCGTTCCCCATCGTAAAACAGACTTTTGCGTCGATAATGGATGCAAGGGTCGGGGCATCACAATAAAGCCCCCATAAATAGTCAGGATAACGATTATCTGCCCCATAGCTTATCCATTCCTTGCCACGGACGACCTTTTCAATAAATCGTGTCTTTGTGACGTTAGGCACCTGAATAACCGACAAATCCGTTTTTATATTTTTCATAATCAATATTTTTAATCTATTATACACGAAAGGGCAGGTTTTTAGGCCTGCCCAGTCAGAAGTAAAAAACGAAATTTTAAAAGTTTATGCAAAAGATGGGCTATTTTATGCGCCTAAAGAAGAAATGACACATTCATTCGGGAAGGCAATTTGCGTGCCGACCTGCGTTTCCAATTTAAATCTATGTTCGTCGTTATCTTTACTATACCACAAATCAAATGTGTTGTCTGAGCCGAAGTCACCTGTACCGAAATAGAAGTTCTTCGGGTCGCCTGCTACAATTTCGCCCGTACCTGTCAGACCGTGAAGGGCGTGGATTTTAATAACACTGCCAGGGTAGTTAATAACACCCGTTTCCAAGTCCTCGGGGGCAAAATGGAAGAGATTTAAGTTTTTCATTTCCAACATATAACGACGGAAATAATCCCACCCCAAAAATATCTGAGCACGTTTCAAAATCTGTGCAGGCAAAGCGAGGATAACGTCGTCTATCATTTGATAAACAGGTTTGTCCGTTGAAGGGGCGTCATGTGTCAATTTCTGACCTTCTTCTGTAATGCCATCAGCAGCCTTTAACAGCTTAATGACACCGTCAGTCCACTTTAAATTATTGTCGCTCGACTTGTCTGTGTCGCCCTGCCAAATAAGAACGTCCAAAGATTCGTTAACCTTGTCGATAATACCTTGACAGAATGTTTCAGCAAAAGGCAGATTTTCAAGTCCTGCCGTCATTCTTACTTGATGTTGCAATGCACTATCTAACAAAGTTTTTGCGCAAAATGAAGTATTAATTTTAATCGGTGCAGCAGTAATGGTTCTTTGTGTGATTTTACTATCTCCCTGAGCATTCCAACCACAAGAAGAAGCGTCCTGCCAAACAATATCCGTATTAAGCAGATTAATAGCGGTCTTTGTTTTACAACCGACTTGCAATGTAAACAGCTTTGCAGATTCGCACTGCATTACACTCTCTTTTAACAATTTATCCCGATTGCTATCTACATATTCGGGCAATTCTGATAATATAGCCATATTCCTAAAATTTTGTGTTTGTGTTAATATTTGTTATGAGCCTAAAACTCTAAATGCGTCCTCGTATTTCGTTCCCTTAATATCCGACGGAACGTCACGTTCATAAGCCGACATATTCGTTCTTTGTGGAACGGGGTCTGCTTGTGGAACTGCTTTCAGTTCGTCAAGTTCCTTTTTCAAAGCCTCGTTTTCAGCTTTCAGGGTCTCGATTTCAGCCAAAGCCGATGCAAGCTGTTTGGCTGTGTCGTCGCCTTCTCCTTTCGGTTCCTGTACAGGTTCCGTTTCTGCCTTCACTTCTGCCTTACCATCCACCTTCGATTCTTTGTCGATAATCTCAGAAACAAGACCGTCGGTAACTTTAATCTTTACGCCCTGAATACTATATTCGCCATCAGGCAGGGGGATAATGTCGCCCTTTTCGTCATACGTTGAAATGGCCAATCCTTCACGGATAACGTCCCCATCGAAAACGTACTCCTTTCCGTCCTCCTCAGTTACTGAAAAGTTGGCGATAAATTTTCCAATCTGCTTTTTAATTTCGATTAACCGATTATTCATGCTTTTTTTAATTAAGGTATTGTTAACGTGCCGTTTGCGTGAAAATACTTGAAAATCACCATGCCCAAGTATTCCCGTTCACGTGTACCCTTATTTTGCAGCCGATAGAATAATCTCCGATTTTATAGACTTCCAAATTATCAATAGAAAAGATTTCCAAGTTTTCCGCCTTGTTAACACGTTCATTCATAGTTATTTCAAGTCTATAATAAACATTTGTAACGGTCGGGAGCGTGCTTTCTTTCGGTTTCAGGTCAAGACAGGGCGACAAAATGATATATTCATTTTCCAATATGGCACCGTCTAAAGTCGTTGCAGCCTGTACAGAACAGGGAACTTCATTCAGCAGGATTTCTTCTTTCACCTCGTCGCCTCCCCATGTACTATCGTCTATATAGGTGGCCACATAGTAAAATTTCATAGAGTAAGGGAACATCTTTTTTATGACGTCGCCCTTTATTGCTTTACACATTGCTTTCATAGTCAGTAAATGTTTATAGCGTTAGTTTCGACGACATTCTCAGTCATACCATATTTGCGATAAATCCTGTTTGCTTCGTTACGCATTGATACCCTATCGGCCAACGGGATAATCTCGCCACTTAACATCATGGAGAAATCGGAACTGCCCGTCTTATTAGTCCATCCCATCGAAGCACGGGACATCATTACAAGCATTTCGGCCAAAACAAGGTCTCTTTTAGATTCCTCTATACTGCCGAAAGGTTCCTGCGTATCGACGCCCCAAATGATACAGGCTGCATCTATCAGGCCATCATCAATCGGCATATTAAAGCAGCCCTGAAAAAATTCTTTAATTGTCATATTGTCAAATCTTTAAATCGTTATAAAATTCTATTGCTTCGGATAAATCCAATCTGTTGTAACTGAATATCCCCGAAATTGAAATTCCGAAAAGTTGTAAGGGGGTAGGTTGCCGTTTGAACAACGAAAACACCATGTTTGGAACATAAAAAAGGCACGCCCACGACCCATCAGGAAGCCCAAAATAACGGTTGTATGTTTTGCCTGACTGATAGTCTATTTGAAAACTTTCAATCAAATACACGCCATCTAAAACACGTCCTGAGTGGTTATAATCAAACGATATATGACGGATATTAGCGTCGGCCATCATATCACGGATAACGTCAGGCAGAAACATGACGTAATGTTCACCGTAAGCCTCGTTTTTTCGATATATGGGCGTATTGGCAGGGATAATCGGTGCAAACATGATGCAGCCGTCGTCGTCCTGATTGATAATCTTTGCACGCATACCCGATGCAGGCTTTTCGACGAGCGACAGGGAAAGCATTTTGTCGCCCTGTCCGATGTCAGCTATATATAAGGGAAGTTTTTGCATTATCTTTTTTTATGAAGGTATGCGTCGCCAACGGTTTGCGTGAAAATACGTGCTTTGTGTTCAAATAAAGCCGATATTCATTTAAGTCTTACTGCCTATAAAAAGAACACCCAAAATATGTGCGTTTCTGTGTTCACTTTATTCTTTGTTTTATTTGGATATTACAATACTATTCACTACCTTTGTTGCAGATAAAATTCCAAATTTATAGAGTATGAAAACAGCAGTTATTTACGCACGTGTTTCTTCTGTTGGTGACAGACAGAACACAGACAGACAGGTTATAGACCTGACAAAGTATTCAAAAGAAAACGGCTATTCAGTCGTTAAGACATTCACAGAACACATTTCAGGCGCAAAGAAGAACGAGGAAAGAAAAGTCCTTTGTGACTGCATGGCTTATTGTCTTACTAATAGCGTGGACGTCCTTTTGGTGTCTGAATTAAGCCGTTTGGGTCGTGACCCATACGAAGTAATGGACACTATTAAAATATGCGTTCAAAGGAAACTAAATGTGTTCTTTCTCA